CAGAATCGCGCAACGCCGGAGCAGCGCCGCCGCCTTGGCACGTTGACTCGTTGACCATGCCAACCTCTTCACGGCACTGGCAGGAATTTACGGGATGCGGTTTGCCTCGTACAAAATGCGCAAATATGCCGAGGCCCAAAATCCTCAGGCTCACGGGCCAGTCGCGGAGAACGTGACGACACTGCGACCAAACGGCGGACATGGCTACGGGCTCTAAGTTCACGCTGCCCACTTCCCAACAGCACATTTCCATCTATGGGCAGAACGGGTGTGGCAAGAGCCAACAGGCGGTGTGGTTTCTGTCACAGGCCACGATTGAGACACGCCCGCATGTCATCATCGACTACAAGCGCGACGAGCTTATCAACTCGATCCCCTACGCGAATTACATCGACTATAACGACAGCCCGAAACATCCGGGGGTCTATATCCTGCATCCCAACCCTGGCGAGGATGAGGCCGTAGAAAAGTTCCTATGGAAAATCTATGAGCGCGGGAACACGGGGATTTATGTCGATGAGGGTTTCATGATGCCGAAACCCCCTCGTTTCAAAGCCTATCCGGCGTTGCTTGTTCAAGGGCGCTCGAAACACATACCCATTATTTCGCTCACTCAAAAACCCTTCTACTGCCCGATGCAGGTTTTGAGTGAGCCGCAGTATCACTCTGTTTTCTTCCTCGCAGACGACAACGACAAAAAGCGCATCCGCGAATTCACCACGTTTACGCGCGAGGAATTGGACCGCGAACTGCCCGAGTTCCACAGCTATCTCTACCGGGTGAAGGATCGCGCCAAATTCGGCTTGCGACCGGTCCCGGATGCCGATAGCCTCCGGGAGATTTTTGCGCGTCGGCTCGCGCCCAAACGAAAGTTGCTCTAGGCCCGTGTGCGTCTTAGGACGGCGCGCGTCTGGGAACGCGGTGGGGGTGGGGGGCCGCCCATCCTCACCGCACCTTATATAAGGGGTGAGATATGGAGCGGGTTTACATTCAGTGGACCATCGTCAACTGGCTCACCATCTTCCTGATGGCGACGCTGGGCTTCCTCCTCCTGGGAACGATCGCGCAGGCCGCCCGCAAAGTGAGCGCCGGAACTGGCCTCGATATCGGGCCGCGCACTCCCGACGTTTCCGAACCGTAGGGGAGTGACGGCGATGGAATTCCCCGATTGGGTGCCCCTCAATTCCGCACTGTTCCTAAACCCCGTCAATTGGATGATGGTGGTTTTGATGGTGCTTCTCGGCACGATCATTCTTTGTATGCTTGGCGGGGCGCTCGGAACGCCACGCGAGGAAACCGCGTCGTAGTTTCAACCGTCTAAACCCGCTTCACTCAGGAGATACAAATGCCCGATGGTTCCCGCGTCGCTGCCGCCCCGCAGATGTCCCCGCAGCAGGCCAACATGATGGCCCGAAACGCCTGCATCTTCCAGGGCGTGGACATGTGGCAGCAGATCAATCCCAACCAAACTTTGGCGGGTGCGAATTCCGCGACGGTCGGGCAGACCCTCAATATTCCGCTTCGCCAAGTGGGCCTAGCAAAACGCCTCCTCATTCGCGTATCGGCGCAGGTGCAGGCCAACGGGCAGACCCTCACGCTATGCCCCTTCGGGCCGACGCAGATTTTCTCCAACATCATTCTCACCGATCTTTCCAATCAGACCCGCATCAACACGGCGGGATGGCATTTGCATGGCGTCGCTTCCGCGAAGCGCCGTTTGATCTATGGCGCGGCCTACACGACGGATACCCCCTCGGGCTACGGCTCGAATTATCCGCAGGTGATGGCGGCCCCCGCCAGCATCAACACCAATCCCGTCGTCAATAACGTGTTCTGCGAATTCGAGGTTCCGCTCGCCTACACCGACGCCGACCTTCGCGGCGCGATGTATATGAACGTGACCAACGCGACGGCCTATCTGCAACTCACGATCAACCCCAACTTTTTCGTGAGCAACACGGCGGACCCCACGCTGGCGGTCTACAAATCCAACAGCGCCACGCTGGGCCTTCTGCCAAGCATCACGGTCCAGGTGTACCAGAATTATCTGGACCAATTGCCCCTGGCCCAGAATGGCGGCCCGGTTCTGCCGCTTCTGGACCTGTCCACTGCGTACCTCCTCAATACCACCCCTGTCGTGGCGAACACCGCCAATCAGGACATTCCCATCCCCTATGCGAACTTCCGCGATTTCATGTCCACGTTTGCCATCCTGAATAACGGTGGCACTCTCAACACCGGATCGGACGTGAACTACTGGGCGTTGCAGTCCGCGAACTATACCAACATCTTCAAGTACGATCCCCAGACTACGGCCTTCCTCGCCCGCGCGGTCTTTGGTGACGACCCTCCCGGCGGCGTCTATTATTTCGACCACCGCGCCAAGCCCATTTCCACCATCCAGTACGGCAACATGCAACTTGTGCTGAACGGAACGGGCCTCGCCGCCAACGCTAATCTCATCATGGGCTATGAGCAGCTTGCGCTCATCAACATGGTGACGCAGGCGGGCAGCCTGTACGGCACCTGATTTTGTCACTGCATCCCGGCGCGTCCGGGATGCAGGCATAAAATCAGGAGCGGGAGAACGACATGCGGAAACTCTATCATGGCTTGGCGGCCCTGGCCGCTATCGCGTTGGCGGTGGGCTACAATGCCAACGTCAAAGCGCAGACCCCACCGACCAGCGAGCCGACGCAGTTGATAAACCAACTCGTCTGTGGCGACGCCTCGGTTTGCCCCAACCAGCGGGGCACTTCTTTTGCGGCCATCGCCGCAACCCCCACCATGACGCTCGATTATTGGACCGCCGTTGGCGGGGCATCGTCCAGCATCGCCGTTGCCGTCACCGCCCCGCCAAGCACCGTCCAGGGTGTCAATGCGGTGATGAAGTTTCAGCGCACCGCCGCGAACACCAACACCGCCGTCCTCAATCTCGGACAGGTGCTAGATACCGACGCCTCCACTTTCCTCCAGGGAAAGATGGCGTGTTTTTCCTTCACCTCTTGGAAGGGTGCGGATTTCTCGCCGCAGTTGGCGGCCTTCACCTATACCGTGACCTGGGGCACCGGCACCGCACAGGGCTATGCCTCGATGGTTGCCGGGACGTGGACCGGAACCGGCACTGTCATGACCGGCACTGTCACGGCCTCGACTTTGCCGCAGCCCACGACGCAGTGTGCGTTGGTCCCCGGCACGGCGACGGAAATTGGCATCAATTTTTCGTGGACGCCCGTTGGCACCGCCGGGACGAATGACTTCATTTCGCTCGGGCAAATCCAGCTTGCCGCCGTCAATCAGCCGAATGTCGGCCCCGCCGTCGCGCCGCCATTTGCCTATCGCGGCAAGGGCGAGGAATTGCAGCTTGCGCTTCGCCGCGCCTGGGTGCTGACGGAACCGGCGGCTTCTATTTCGGTCGGGGCCAGCGGGCAGGGTGCCAGCACAACCACTTGCATCCTGTCCATTCCGTTCCCCGCGCCTATGCGCGCCGCGCCGACCTTCACGGCGGCTGGCACTGCGCTATCGGTCGCGACGTGGACCGCTACGCATGTCGTGACGAACACCGCGCTCGCAACGCCATTCCTGGCCGCGACCACTGGCGGCCATACAACTTACGTGGGCAATCTCACGGCCACTGTGGCCGCAGGGTTGACGGCAGGCCAAACCTGCACCCTCACCGGCGCGGGCGGCGGTTCGCTCCTCGTGTTCAGTGCGGACCTGACTTAGGGGGATTTCATGGGGCAGCTTTTCGACAGTCTGAAAGGCTTTCTCCGGGAGCCTTTCAAGACACCGCTGAACTTTTACCAGTATGTCGCGTTGGTCGGTCTTACCATCGTCATCGTGACATGCTGGCAATTCGTGCTTAAGGAAATCGAGCGCGGCGTGCGCGAGGTTTGAGACGCTAAAATTTAGGAGAGGGACAATGCTTAATCCGGGATCGTGGGTGTTCATCATCGTCGTCGCCGTGGCCGCCTATTATCTGGGCCACAAGTTCCCCGCCCCGCTCGTGCGGATGGGTTTGTAGGTGGACCAAAACGCGGTCATATTCTTTGCGATATTTTTTGCATTCGTGGTTTACATCACGATGCGGGGTTCGCTCAGAGTGTATCTGCAATCCATCGTCTGAGAGTGGGCTATGCCGTTTGTCCTAATCATCGCCGGAATTTTGATGGTGGTTGTGGGCATCCGCAATACGCAATCCACTTTGGGCAAACAGATTGCCAGCGACTTTACGGGGCCTAACAATTTCTTCTATTGGATTGCTGCCCTGTTTATCGTCGGTGCGCTGGGCTACATCGAGGAACTTAAGACCCCATCGCGCGCGTTCCTGGCGTTGATCCTGATAACCCTCCTACTTTCTAACCGGGGTTTCTTCGCCAAGTTTAACGAGGAGTTGCAGGCAGGCACGGCACAACCGGGGCCGACCGGGCCGCCTCCTCCGGGGGCCGCTACCGGTGGGGCTACTCCCGCAAGCGGTGGCGGCGGGGGTGGTGGAATACAAGGGCAGTTGACGCAGGTTGCCGCAATCGCTTTGCCAAAGGTGTTCGGGCTATGAACCTCTCAGAAAGCCAAGAGCTTATCGTGTCGGTTCTTACCGCCATCATCGGACTTGCCATCGTGGCGGTGATCTTGTCGCCCAAGTCTCAAACCTCCGGCGTTATCGGGGCCGCCGCAAGTGGCTTCGGGCAGCTTCTCTCTATTGCGGTGTCTCCCATTACCAATGCGGGCGGTGCCCCCGGATCGTCGGGAGGATTTACGCAACCGACCGGCGGCGGTGGTGGCGGTGGCTTCCCCGGCGGCATCATGAATGTCCGCCCCGCGCAGTTGAACCTTCCGCAAATCAACGTCCCGACGATCCAGTTTTAAGGCCACCTTTAGTCCCTTGGGGAGCAATCATCATGAATATGTCGCCGTTTTGGGAGAGCATGGTCACCATCGCCACCGCCATCACGGGCGTTGCGGTCATCGCCGTGCTGGTCTCGCGCAACGCCAATACTTCCGCCGTCATCCAGGCAGGGGCCTCCGGGTTCAGCAATGCGCTGGGCACCGCCATGACGCCGGTTACTGGCAACCGCATGAATATCAACACTTCATACCCTGGCTCCGGTGGCGGCTTCGGAATGTACGGCGGATACGGG